AGGAATTAGATACACCAGCGGCGGCCGCATATGTTACTTGAAGGCCTTGCTCAGTATTAGAAGCTACCATCTCACCTACTAAATCATGGATTGTATCTCTTAGTTTACTAACATTAGTAACTTCTAATGTCCCACTGAATTTAGTAGGTGTTGATACTGTTTGCTCAGTAGTACGAGCTGTTCTTAAATATCTTACATCAGTATCATCAGTACCATATCTTAATTTAGTACCAGCTATGTCACCAGCAACATCAAGTAGATAATTAATACCAGTTGTTTTACCGATACCAACATTACCATTCACTTTGATACGCATCTTTTCATGTGAACTTCCAGTTGCCCCTACTTTGAACAACATTGGATTAGTACCACCCGAAACAGAAACCCCTAGATTATCTAACTGTAACATACCAGTCATATCTAAAGATCCATCACGTTTCACATAGGTATTATCTAAGAAAGATATTCTTGTTTCGTCATAGAGTTTATCAAGTGCAGATATAATATCATTTTCAGCACCATCATAATCAGTAGACATTTTACCGCCTAGTTGATCTAATAAGAAATCAGTTCTTGCTTTTGTAGCATTAAGACCTGATGTAATAGTAGAACCAAGAACAACATGATTACCTGCTGTAACTACTAATGGTATAGATGATGTAGAAGTAGCAAACGACATAGTACCAATATCGGCTTCATGTTCTACTAAGGCACCAGAAGTAGTTTGTGCAGTAGTCGTTAATGTTACATTACCTTGAAACTCATCATTTTGTTTAATAGCATCTGTTATTGATGCGAAAGTAGATTTAGGTAATCCAGCAGCTTTAATTGACTTGATATTAACATTACCTTGGAGGGCATCAAGTTCATTAATAGCAGTTGCTAATGTCGTTGCTGTAGTCGTTAATGTAACTACTGGCACATAACCAGCACCACCACCTGATATATCTGATCTAAGTTGATTAATCTCATCAATCATATCAGAAGGAACTGTTCCTGTTTGTGATAGGGTTGCGATAGCTCCCGTAGCTGAAACAGTAAGAACGGTAATAGTTACATCATGCACCCCATCAACACCGCCTACTTCAGAACCTGGTATAATAATAACATCAGCAAGTACGGGAGGTGTAGCTGACGGATTCGCCACTACATATCCTGTACCATTAGATGCTAGATTTGCGGTAAATGCTGATTGACCATTTGTTACTTTAAAAGTAGCTGGTGTACCGGCATACGAGGCTCGTTGACAATGACCGGTTAATATAGCTGAACCAACAAAAACAGAATTTCTTATTAACGCAGTAGTACGACCAGTTAAAGAGAAGATTGTATTATTCTTAATCCGCCACTGCTCGAAAGTATCGGTTGTATTTACTATTACTTTAGACATTCTACTACTTCTCCATTAATTGCTGTAGCATTACTTTAATTTCTTTCATATCAGTTTTCAATGTATCCAATTCATCTCGTTCTTTTAATAGTTGTGCTTTCTTCTTTCTATATTCGGATAATTGTTTAGGGTTATCCATATTTATAATAGCTTTCGAATTAGAATCTCTATAAAGATTTTTATGATCTAATACTGGTATCATTGTCATTCTGATTAATCTCTTGTTGCAATGATTCGTAAATCTTTACATTGTGGAACTTTAGAGCTATTTTTAGATTTATATACTATTTTAACAGCGAATACTGAAAATGCAGCTGCAGAGATAGTATATTCTATTTCTCTAAAATCATTTCCATCATCAGTAGTCGGTATAGCTGCTGATGGATTAGCTAATGTCCATACTATAGTATCTATCAAATCATCATCTGTGTGTGCTCTATAATATACCTCTATATCTGTATTAGAAGGTCTATTAACGTCAACATAGATATGTATTTTATTAGAGTTGTTTTTCAATCTAATATTCTTAGTTAAGTATTTAGCTAAACATGAACCATACTTCGCATCAGTCTCTGCCACAAAGTTTTCTACTTTATTAAATCCTGTTGAACCTGTAGGAATAGTTGCAACTGGATCATTGATACGATTATTAACAGTGATGACAGAGCATCTTTCTAAATCAATTATAGGGGAAACATAATCATCAGTAGATGTAAGTGTTCCTCTTAATATAAACGATTTAGAGTTATTAGTAGCTGTGTTCTGATCTTCAGAAGATATCACTCTAGGATTATCTATAGAAAAGTTACGATTAATAATAATTGGTTCATACGTTGTCTGAACAGAGTAAGGTGTATTAGCAGTATCACCTAATGACAGACCCGATGTCATTTTAACACCCCATGTTGAATTAGTAACAGGTGTATTAATTGATTGAACATTTGCGTAGAATGTGTTATATAGATGATTTTTAGTTCCATACACATCAATTCCACCTATAATACCAGTAGCATTAGCGGCAGTAGCAACGGTTATTTCATATGAATCTTGTTCTACATTAGAAACAATATGTGTTTTATTAAAATCAGCTGCCGGGATACCATTAAGAGTACCTGTTACACCAGAAATAGTTGTAAATGATTGAATACCAAGAGTTGTTTCCATAAGACCATGATTCTTTTGGAATATTCTAACTACTGCTGAAGTATTTAAGGTTCTAATAGGATCTTTTGCTAATCTATCTTTAGGTAAGTTTTCATTAATCATTACTAACTCAGATGTTTTAGTAATATCATACTTAGCACGATTGATTTTGAACTTCAGATCTTTATTCTGATCAGGTGTCCATGTAGATGCGTTCTGTGATGAGAACAATACACCTGCATATGGTTGTTTAGATATACGTTTACCTGAATCATAATCATTCTCACCAATACCTGCATACCATAACTGGTAATCAGTTGAGTTAGCCATTATAACAAAACAATACTCTTTACCTGATTGTAGATAGACAGGTGAATCGAATTTAAACTGAGTTGATAAGTTAGGTGACGCTACCGCTCCAGCTGCAGTAAGATCAACTACATTAATATGACCACCTGTACCATTCATAGTAACACCACCAACAACTGGTGCCGCTGTAGTTGGTTTTAATGTCACTTGAGAGAATGGTACAATTCTTGCCGTTGGCATACCTTGATCCATTTCACGAAGCTCAAATGTTACAGGAACATTAGGTGATTTAGTGTGGAAATATAATTCAATTGATGTTAATGTCGCACCGTACGGTTGTTTTTCTATATCCAATAAGAACGATTGTGCTAATGGATCCCACCATCTAGTAGCTGATGTTACTGAGGTATTAACAATTGTTCTATTACCAACAACTTGCCGTTGGTTCAACATAGGAACTCTTGTTGAGATTGTTACATTCTCTTTAGTTTCTATTAAACCTTTAGCAATATATTGAGTAGAGGCTGATGTTGTTTCAGTAGCACTTGAGTTATTAGCATCATCAGATAATCTAAATACTCTAGTTCCTGTTTTGAATCTTCTAACAGCTGTATTAGGTATCCAAATAGAACCTGTAACTTCACCAGCTGAGTCAGTTATAAGATCAGTTTTACCTTGAGGATGAGTTGTATCACCAGTTCCTGCAACAAGAGCTACTGGTGGTGTTGCCCCATTGTTATAGTTCGAAAGCATCTGAGCTGCAACCTCTGCATCAGAACCCGTGAAATTAACAAATACAGAATCTTCACGTGCCCATTCATTAATATCAACACCATCAAAGAAAGCATATACTTTAGTATTAGGTTTCATTCTTGTAGCTTTGAATGATACAAATCTTGCACGAACAAATGGTACAAAGTTGATTTCAACTACACGATCACCCAGATTAGTTTTAAGTGTAGAAGGTGTATTGAACGTCTGAATACCAGTTCTTGACTGCTGACGAGTTGTGATAGTTCTTGTAGTAGTAGTAGCCCAGTTACCACCTCTACCTGATTGCCATGAAGTTCTATTAATACCAGTCCAATTGGTTTGCCATGAGTTCCATGTAGTTCCCATAGCATCTGTTGCATTGATGATTGACATCATTGCGTCATAGATACCATCTTGATTAACAGTTACTTGTGGTCTATTAACAGTATCTTTCCACTCATCCTGTGAAGGTGATAGTTCGACAGCACCAGTCCATTCAAATACCTGATATGGATTTACATTGATAGTAGAAGATGCTTTATTTTGATTTAAGAGAGTATTTTCTGCATATGGTAATGTAATCAAGTCACCAGTTTTTTGTACCTCAGATGACATTGCGACAGAATATTTAAGACCTGCATTATTTTCTACAAATAAAGGACGTAATCTATTATTATCTCTATCAATAGATACTTTATATTCAGGTGATAGTACATTACCAACTGAATGTGAATTAAAAGAATCAACAACAAAACCAGATTTAACTCTAGTTAACTGTGATGCACCAATACCTTCAACAATCTCTTTATTAGCAGCTTCTGATTCTAATAATGATAATGCTGTATAATATTCTAAATTATCAATACGTCTTTCTAACTTACCAATATCACGCATTGTATATCGTTTATTATCAATCAATTCTATTTGAACTTCATCAGGAGATAAAGTATAAGCAGGAACTGTGATGTGATATAATATCATAGATTCTTTAGGAGAATCAGGTAGTTCAGGTTCTAGAGCAGACACACCTTTAATTACACCAAAGTTACCTTTAGCATCTAAGAAGATCTTATCTAATCTATTTAAATAATATTGAATATCAGTAGTAAAAGTTGTGTTTGGAGTAGGGCAAGTAGAGATAGAGGATCCTACACCAGTAAAGTTACCACCAGAATTATCTATTTTAGGTCTGAAATCAATAGCAGATCTTAATTCAATCTCATCACCTGAGTTATTAGATACAAATTTAGGAATATCCTTGTAGTCAACCACATTTGTATAACTATCAACTGAGAAGAAATCACCTGTACCAATATGTGTGAAGTATGAATATACAACCATTAAACGACCTGTTGGTACGAAAGTTGTATCAGATCTTAACTGACATCTAGCCTTATCATAAAAATTATCACGTTGCCCGTCATCTAATAGATAATGTTCAGTAACATCAGTATCAGTGACTACAGCATTCGTAGTGAAATTAGCAGACATATATATGTTTTGTATTTTATACCCGTCTGAATGGTCTAACACAAAATCAACTAGATCAGCAGCTGATGATGCAGATGATGTTAAGAATTGTTTTACGTTATCAGCACCACCAGTAGTAAGAGATTTTAACTTATGAATTAAAGTTCTTCTTGTTTCTGCTATCAATCGAACAATAGTGCCTGAGGCAATGTTTGCCATAGAAACAGTTGCTACGTTAGCCGTACCATTTAAAGAGACTCCTGTTATAGGTATTATCTTACCTGGTACACTAGGAGCTCCACCTGATACTTCTACTAATGTCCATGTAGTAGAAGTAAAAGGATTAAATGTTTCATTAGTCTGAGAAGTAAATTGTGCTGTACCTACAGAACCAACGGTAGTAACAGTAGCCGTTGATTTATTTGTTGTAATTGTATCGTAAATATAGTCAAATGATGGGGCGGCACCTGTAATATCTGAATCACAAGTTTTAACACGATTAAATGGTAATTTATATACCATTGTATTATTAGATGGATTAGATAATGATGCTGTCGCAGACGATATATCTGCTTCGAAATTAGGAGTACCTGCAGTGTATACAGATTTTAATTGGGAGAATAGAAACCCAGCATCCATCTTAATATCAAATAGGAATAATCTATATACGGCAGCTGCAGTTCCTTTAACACCTGATACATGATGAAAGGATCTTACTCTTGCTTGTCCTATTCTAGTATTAACTACAGTACCACCAACAACATAATCTCTAAGTACTAATTGACCATAATTTAGAATGTCTGGTATACCATCTATATTCTTAATATCAATATAGTTGCCGATCTCAACCGGTACAGCTGCATTTTTGAACACAGCGGTATCTCTTGCTTTATCAAGAGAGACATTAATCGTTGATATAGACTCTATTTCATACCCTTGAACATATGCTTTAGACGGGCCTAAACCAGCTGATAATTTGTCAGGATCTCCTGGTGTATTTACTGCTGTATCTTCTTTGATATCGATATCAAAAGGTCTTACTGTATAGTTACCTGATTCATCGAATGTTCTTCTTGCAAGTGTATCTTCAATAATAGAATAATCAGTATTTCTAACTTGTTTAGTTACTATTCCGTCATCGATTTGAATTAGAAGAAGAAAATCATCATCAGTTCCTGTGATATCAGAACCAATAGCAATAGTAGTTAATTCTGTTTTAATCTGATGTCTATGAGCTCCAGGTGCTGCATAGTTTAAAGTGCCATTAGCATTGTCATTAAGACTATCATCCTCTGATGATGTTATAATAGACTCTGTTATTCTAAGACCTACATCATATGAAGGATTCTGTCCATATTTTTCTAATACTAACTGATCAGATTGTACTACTACGAATGTACCTTTAATGTAATAGATACCATACTCAATAAATGCAACAGAACCAAAACCAGCTGGGAGAGGATCAGAAGATCCCGCTGCTGGTGTAGATGCTAGTTTAAAAGTATGCCCTGAAGCGTCTGTTACTTTAAGATATTCATCAGCGACATAAGTTTTCTCTTGTGTCAACCCTGATTTAATATATTGAATATAAACTGTATTTGGTTCAGTAGCAGTCGCTTTAGCAACTGCGACTATTATAGCTTGTAATGCAGTTGTTGTGCCAGTATAACTTGAATCAGTAGCCTCTAACGTTTTACCTACAATATCATTTAGATCTGCACCAGAAAATGATTGAAGTCTAATATAATCAACTTTAGTTGATGCTGATACATGACCAGGTATAACCATAGCCCCCTCTTTAAAGAGGTGGTTACCCATTGAAGTAACCTGATTCTGTAGAATAGATTGTATTTGTGTTAACTCTCTAGCCTGTACTGCATGAGAAGGACGAAATAGAATCTTATTATATTTCTCTTTTGGTGAAAGCCCATCTACTGCAGTAGCGTCAGCAAAATCATCGAAATATGGTTTTATATTAAACTTTAATGACATTATCTGTTTCCCTTATAATTCTAAAACAAGTTTAATTGTTTCAATCTGATCAACTGATCTTGATACAGCAGTTCTATTTTCTAAGAATATAACATCACCCGTATAAGGATGTACATTAGTGATAGTAGCTGGGTTGGTGAAGTTTGTTATTGTAGAACCAGCAACGGCAGTACCTACTTTTCTAACATTCTCAGAAGCTACAAAACTTTTAAATCCGGTTTCTTCTGTCTGATGATATCTAATTTTACCTTGCCAGATTGATCCTGCAGTAGATGTATAATAATCTACAATTGCTTTAGCTCCTGATGTAAGACCTTCAATCTCATCATCATGGTAGAATGCATTAGTTACACCTACAGTCATGTTTTTAGTAGCAGATAAAGCTGCAGCTGTTGCAACAGTAGTTCCACCAATATTGAATGGATTCTTAACAATACCGATCTGTCTAAAATCATTATTAATAACGAATACACCACCCTCGTCATATGTTAATGTTGTATTAACTGCTACAAAATGAGCTCTAAGATCATTTCTAGAATCAGCCCCAAACCCACCAATTGGTCCTAGTACTGGTCTAACTACTCCGTCTGTAGTAGGTGTACCGGTAGTAATAACAATATTTGCTTGTGTATAATTCTGACCTGGATTAGTTACTGTAACCCCTGTTATAACACCACCCGTTAATACTGCCGTTGCTGTAGCACCAGTTCCGTCACCTTCGATTGTCAGAATAGGGACTACTGAATAACCTGCCCCACCTGTAGTGACTTTAATATTGTAAATTGCACCAATCTTAGCGTTTTGCTGTACAGCATATTGATTTACTAATGCCTGACTTGAACCAGCTGGAGGTGAAGTTGTTATAAAATCAACAGGAATAAATGATGATGTTAAAAACTTAGTTGCAGCTGCACTATCTAAGGTATATAGATATTTCCATATATACCCATCAGAAGCTGTTTGATCGATAACACCTGATGTTTTAATACCCGTAATATCAGGATTAACAGTTGATGTTCCACCAGATTTAAGACATATAAACACATTATTATTATCAGATATTACAAAATATTTAGCCGCTGCTAAAAGAGGATCTCTATCATCAAATTCAGAATATGTTGTACCAGATATCCATTGATATCTAGGGGCAGCAAAAGATACCTCATTATCAGCAATTAACTTTAATGATTGCATCTTTTGATGCGCATCGTAATGTGTAGAGTATAGATTATCATACGGCGTATCAGGAGATGTATCAGAAGGTAACCATTGTTCTGATCTTCCTGTGAATAAATAATAAGAAGTACTATTATCCCTAATATTCCCTATTAGTTCTTTAGCCATATTTAATCTAAATTGACTTGTAATTATTGCTGTCATATTGTGAACCTTTCTTAATTTGGTGTATTAGTTTTATTTATATAGTTTATTTAGATGTATGGTAAATATTGTGAAGTACCAATAATAACCGGAGGAATAGTACCTACTGCATTAGGAGGTGTTACTGTATATTCGTGTGCAGGTCCTCCTGCTGTAGATTGATAAATTTTAGTTTCAATATTACCATCTGTTTTCTTAGCTGCTACGTCTGCGAATGTTGTTGAACTCCACATTGATATAGGTGATATAAGTTTAAACTTAAATCTCTCAAAATATTCTCTCATACCAAATACTAAATGGTGATGTTGGAACTCATATGATTTAACAACATAAGAGTTCCAATCATTAGTTCTAGTATTTAGTTTATTAAAATATGATTTAGCTTGTGTTAATGGAATAACAACAGGGATAGGTAATCCACCAACTTGTCTACCAGGTTGATTTAAACTTAGTATTGATTGAAGATATATAAGAATAAGTATCTCACCAAAGAATATAAACCCAGCTGGATGTATTAACCGATTAAATGAATTCTTCCATAATGGAGCATTAGAACCTGTTCGTAATACATATGAAAACTTTTGGTAATAATATGAATCTTGTATTTTCTTAGATGAGGATAAGAAGCCATCTTCTGTATTAAAATTACCAGTATTATGTATAGTCACAACATCATTAACTGCTAGTGGTGTATCAAATTGTATAAAATAATCTAAATTCGAGTTTGCTACATTTGGTTTAACTGAGGTTGTATAAGTTGTTACTACTGTTCCATTAATATATATTAATGGTGTTTCAAAACTAAGTTTACTTCCATTATCATCATCAAAGTCTAATAATGATGTTACAGTAGATATAGTATATGTATATGCAGGTGTGTATGCTAAAGGATTAGCTATGATATCATCAGTTTGTGAAAACCATTTACCATCTGATGGTGCAAACATATCATCTTTAGGAAAATATATCTCTACTTCATCATCAAAAAAGAATCTAAAGAATGCTTTAATAGAATCCATAGTACCACGGGATTTATATAATTCAGTTAAATGCTTATATAATAATCTAGGATCTGTAGGAAACTGTCTTGGTATAGGTTGTCCTATTTCGTTTTGAAGTCGGGATAAGAATGTGTCATCCGTTTCATCAATATCTCTATTGTTATTAATAGTATTTAAATAATATGAAGCACTATTATCTGTCTCTAGAAACTCTAAGTACTTTTGTAGAAATACTTCTAGGTCTGGAGATTCGTTAGATATATGCTGAGGTAATACAGACGATACCTCAGATGATATATTAAACCTTTTATTACCTTGAATCGGCATACCTATTTCTCTTTAGAAGTTGTTGTATAGTTAATACCAGCCGCTGTACCACCAGTAATCATTGTATCTACTTCACCTGTAATATTAATATTATCTGTTAATATAGTTAATAGTTCATTACGATTAGGTGCAAGATCAAATGAGTTAGGAGATACAGTAATTTCAATGTAATCTACAGACGAATCAGTTATTGCTGTAGGGGTAAATCCGTTCAATATAATCTTACCTGCAGCTTCGTCTATATATCCTATAGCATTATAGATTATAGAACTATCCGCTGTGGATACTATATTAATTATACGAATTCCATCTGTTCCTAATACGTCTAGAAGAATACAAGTTTGCCCCGAATAAGTGAATTCAGTAGAAGAGATTATAGGTGTGTTTGAAGTTGTTTTAAGTATAGGTGAGGCAAATATTAATTCATATTTCGTTTCTGCCCCTAATGTAGGAACAAATCGTTTCTTCATATATACCCGTGCATACGAGTTTATAATAGAAAAATCAGTTTCGTCAATATGATTTAATACTGTTGAATATCTGAACACACCATCAAACCTCTTTAAGTCATTTTCTTGATAAGCAGCTAATGTTGCTCTAACCTTTTCTTGTAGGGAATCAACATCATCATTAGTTGTATTAGGATTATATTTAAAATATACATCCATATGAATATATGTATATGTAGGATCAATAATCACCGGTGTAATAGAAACTACATTCTTTGGTTTCAGATATTGAGCTTTAATATACTCTTTATCTGAATACGACAATACTTCAGCATCTTTCGGTGCTATTGTCACATATACTTTACCGTAATCAGGTGGCTCATTATCTTCACCTCCCCATACAGTAATAGCTCTAATGTTCGCGAAGTTTGTTTGAATAATTGTTTTATAATCATCTGGTGTTACTGCTCTATTTTGTGCAACAAAACCTAGAGGGGCATTGAACTTAATGGATTCGATATCTTCACCAAATGAACCACCAGATGCTGAATCAATTACTGAAATAGTTACATCATTATTACCCGTGATAGTACCAACTAAACTGAATATCGACGCTCCATTAGCTTTATTACCTTCAGTGACAACATATTCTAATTTAATAACATTACCACCAACTAAGCTTTTACCAATAATACCATCACCGAAATATACGTCATAGAATCCATCTTTACCTTCTTGAAGCCAGTACGCATTTATAGTAGAATCAATATCAACTAAGTTTGTTGATAATGTATATGAGTCAAATTCACTTGAATTTTTAGATTCATATACTGTAACAATTAGTGAGGATGTTACAGCATTATCATAAGGTAAAGTAAACCTTTCTGCTGTGTTTTTATCATAGGTGTATTCAGTAGTCTTATATTGACCTTGAATAAGTTCCACATTTTCAAACTTATATATTCCACCTTCTCTCGGAATAGCTAAGGTCTTTGTATTAACAAAATTATAAGTATTAGAGTCAATAATAGTCTTATATATTGTACCCCTCTCCATTAACATTATTTTATAGGTTCCGTCAGCATTAACCATCCATGTAGGATCAGCGGGTGCGTTAACTAATATATCTACATTAGCTCTAGGAGCATATGCTGATCTAGGTGTATATCCTAATAACTTAGCATGTGACACAACTGAACTTCTTAACTGAGCAGTATCAAGGAATGTTTCATTCACAGCCATATTAGCATTAAATGCGTTATAATGTGTGGTATATGCTAGTACATCTAATATCGCATTGATTGTGGATCCTTCAAAATTATAATCATCAAACTCAGTTTGGCCTTTAAGAAAATCTTTAAGGTTGGTTTTAATTTGATGAAAATCTAATTCAGATACGTTTAGATTTCCTGTTGATGTGACTGCCATTAGCGTAATCTCTCTACAATAAATTCGACTGTTGTTGTTACTTCTTCGGGGGAGATTATGTTAAGTTCTAACATAATCTTTAATGCATTTCGTTCTGTTAAATCAGTAACAACTAAATCAACAATCTCAACTCTAGGTTCATAGTTTAATAGTGATGTTGTTATTCTGGATCTAATAGCTGCTGCTGTAATAGAATCATAGTTTTCAAATAGATAATCTCGTAATGATCCACCGAAATCAGGATCAAATACTTTCTCTCCACGATTAGTCATTAGAATGTTAATTACAGACTGTTTGACTGCTAGGATATCTTTTTTAAGCGCAATATCTCCTGAGTTAGGTATTACCCTAAACTTTAGGTCTATGTCACTATATGCTTTTACTCTTGAACTTATACTCATAACTTTATTTATATGTTTTAACCAGAGAATACTGTATCAGAACCAGTTTTTACTTCTTCACCATCATTATACATATCCCCTATTCTTGCTATACCTAGAGAGTTAGCAAAGACTGTAGTTGATCCTGTTGTTATACCAGAAGTGTGATTAGGGCATCCAGGAGCTCCTATAGGATGTGCTATAGTTAAATCATCCTTTCTATGTACACCCGTTCCATTTACAAATACATTACCTGACATTCCGTCTGTATTTGTTTCGGTGACACAATCATGATTGGTTGTGACTGTATCTACTGAATCTCCTCTAGCTACTTTAGGCATGATTAATCCCAAAACCCTTTCTTAGTATATACTTTATGGTTGTATGTAACAGAATATGAATCATGGGAGCCATTTGGATTTTTTTCTGATATTTGTATAACACTTTTGTATCCACCTGATACAAAAGTATATTCTCCTGTAGCTTCAATTTCATTAACGGCCTTAGTAAGGAACTCATTAGTTTGTTTAACTTGTGCAGCTCTTATTTCTTTTAGTTTCACATTATTTGCTGCTGTAACAGCAGGTGTGTCTGCTTTATTACCAGCATTAATAATATATCCAAGTTCAATTACTGAGTGTTTTGCATATATTTCATTTTTATTATCAAAAAAGAATTGGCCAGACATAATTCTACCTTTATAATCCCCAGTTGCTTTAGATTTATAACCTATTAACAATTTAAAATACCCATGAGAGAACCACTTATCTGGTTCAAAATCTTCAACTATTATAATTCGGGTGTTCATTCCTATAAATTGTTTATGTTCTTTTACATCTACTATCTTTTCTTTTATAGTAGATGTTTTAGAATTAGAAGGTGATTTTTTTGATCTTGCCTTTTTCATATCATCTGCTGTTTTAGCAGAAGTAGAATCTTGTACTTTTTGCATCTGTTTAGCTACTACATCTACATTAGCAGACACTACCTCACCAACAGCATTTATAGCACCCTTTGCATCAGCTGCGGCCGCGGAAGCAACTGCCTTTATTTCTTTTTCAGCTCCTTCAATAGGAAAGACAGGCATCTTAGGTGCTTCTTTTATAAGTCCATCAACACCTTTCTGTAGATTGGGTATAATAGCACATGGATCTATATCACCCCCCTCTAATACCTTTAATAATGCATCTAGATTTATACCTTTCTTATCTAATGCTGGACCCCATTCATCTGTAAATGCCTTCTTAGCGTCACTGATGTATTTATTGATTTGTTTTTTTTCTTCGGCAGTTAATTTAGGATCACTTAATCTAGAGGCATATCCAGCCAGTTTAGATACAAGTGCCATAAGTTCAACAGACATAGGTATCTTAGGAAGTTCTGGTAATTCAGGAAGTTCAGGCATCCATGATCGGATCTCTGTTTCCATATCTTCTTTTAACTGTTTAGCAGCTTCTTTCGCATCAGTCGCAAGTTGATTAACCATACCTAAAGCAGCTTTCTTTGCTTCACCTAGTTTATCTTGAAGTCCACCTAATAAGGCATCAACATCTATTCCACAAATCATTTATATATTCCTATTAATTAAGGTTTATCTTAGCACCAGTTACATCGACATTATCAATTGATACGACAGTAAGTAATCCAACTGAATCGATAGCTAATGTTTCCCCGACCTTATATGTGCATAATCCAGCGACACCAATCTCTAACTTACCGCCCACCTTCATTGATGAATTCTCTGCAGAGAATGTTCCAAAATTACCATGAGTGGTTATATTACATTCTTTTGTAGTAGTGATCTGTGTGTTACCTAGTATTGTCTGATCCCAATCACCATTAATAGTATGCTTATGGTTAGCAAAAGTTGTAATAGATGAGTCAGCACCAATCCGTAATATCTCTGACTTAGATATATTGCCTGTACGATTACCTATGATTTCAAATGCATCATTACCCCCACCAAAATCATCACCTTGAGCTCCAACTTTAGTATATC